CCGTTAGCGTGTGATGCCCCCTTGAACATACCACCCCTTGTAAGACCACCTTTTTCAAATTGCACATTTTGCCCTTGAAGGAATCTTTCTTCACCGTCAGAACTTTCACCACCACCACCACCACCACCAATTAGTGCTTTTAGGTTAGCGATTACAGATGCTAATTGTGCTGCCATAGCAGCAACTCTAGCGAAAGCAGTAAATGGGTCACCTGAAACACCTTGTTTGGTTATAGAGCCAAAACCTCTACTAAGAGCTAAAAAACCTTCAGCAACAGCAGCAGCTTGTGTTATCTTAATACCTAAAGCTCTAATTTTGCTATTTTCACCTTCAGCTTCTCCAATTTGCATAAGAAGCTGACCTGTTTCTTTCATTTTGCTAACAGCTTCATCTTGTTTTTTTCTTTTTTCTTCTTCTGACTTGGCTATTCTTTTATTATTTTTTATAGTTAAATCACTTAGTCTGTTATTAAGAGCTGCCTCGTCTTCTACCGATAAGTTTTTAAACTCTAATGCTTGTTGTACTGCATCCAATTCAATCCTTAACAGCTCTGCTTGTAAGGCTTCCTCTGTTTCTATAATCCCTTCATTAAACTTTCTTCTAGCTTCATTTTGAGCATCTTGCACTACTAGCTGAGTATTTAGGTCAACACTAAAATCATCATCAAAAGTTGACTCAAGACCTAGACCTTGCTTTTGTTTTTCAACACCAAGCTCTTTCAATCTTTTTATTTCTAACTCAATAGCTCTGATAATCTTATTTTTTGAAGTAAGCTCTAATTCTGTGCTTTCAGGTAATAATTTAGCTTGTTCAAGTTTGTCTTTTTGAATTTGTATTAAAGAAGCCTGTAACTTAGCTTCATCTAGTAGTCTTTGTTTATTTTGTTTATCTAATTCTTTTTGCTTGTCGGCAGCCTTCTTTTCATCTTCTATTTGCTTGTTTATAATTGACTCAAGTTCAGCAAGGGCATTCTTTCTAGCTTCAATGTCATCCTCTAAATTTTCTTGTCTTTTTTTGCTATTTTTAGTAAACGCACCCTGAAATATAGCGTTAGACATTTTCTTTAAGGTTCTTTCATAAAGAAGTATCTCGCCCTCAAGAACCAACTTCTCACTTTTTAACGCTTCTGATAGTGAGCCAAAAGGACTTTCTTTTCCTGATAACGCTTTTTGAGCAGATGACTGAATGTTTGCAAGAACAATGTTAGTTTTTTCCTCTGTGTTTGATAATGAGTTAGCGTAAAAATTTAACGCTTGAGCAGCAGCATCAAACCCTGATTGCATTAAATTAGAGAATGAACTAGAACCTGTTGTTATTGCTAAAACAAGACCCTCATATGCACTTTGCATCCTTTTTATTGCACCTAGCACAGTTCCTTCCATGATATTTGCCATTTCCTCACCTGCACCTGCCGAATTGTTTAGTATCAAGTTAAAATCTTCAAGAGCATCAGCACTTCTAATGAAAGACTCCATAGCTTGAACTTGTCTTTTTTCAACAATACCCATAACACCTGCAACATCTATTCCTGAATCATCAAGCTCTCTTAGGGCAACTATTAAGTCCTCTCCTGAATGAACTGTTCTCCCTAGTCTTTCAGAGAGGTCAGACGTTGGGTCTTGTAAGTGTAGCAATATATTACGAAGTGATGTACCTGCAATAGATGCTTCAATACCTCTATCCGTAAGCAAACCTAAAAGACCTGTCGTTTCTTCAAAACTAAATCCTGCTGTCGCAGCAATAGCCGAAACCTTTGTCATTGATGTTTGAAACTTCTCAATGTCTAATGCAGAATTTGCAAAG